TATTGTCAATTTACTATGTTGGTCATGCTTCGGCAGGTACTCTTACATTCAAAGATGGAGGAGGAAGTGGTACACAAAAATTAGTTATTACAACACCAGCTAGTAGTGCAGCAGATCAATATCAAATTGATATACCTCTTGATGGTATTGTTTTTAAAACAGATATGCATTTAACAATTGCTAATGTTACTTCAGTGACTGTGTTTGTAACACCAGTTACAGCTGATACTGACAATGGATAATAGTTACTATGATGATCTAGACCTTTTTGGTTTAGCGAAAGGTGGAATGCCAGCTCGCAACAAAAAAAACTATAGGTCTACAAAATCGGGTGCGGGAATGACTAAAGCTGGGGTAAAAGCGTACAGACGTTTAAACCCCGGCTCTAAGTTGAAAACTGCTGTTACTGGTAAAGTTAAAAAAGGTAGTAAAGCAGCTAAACGAAGAAAGTCATATTGTTCTAGAAGCAAAGGGCAGATGAAAATGCATAATATTAATTGTCAAAAAACGCCAAACAAAAGAATTTGTCAGGCGAGAAGGAGATGGAAATGTTAAATAAAGTAAAAGAAAAAATAGAATTAATTAAAAACTTGTATATTGATAACAAAGATTATATAGTATTTGTATTATGCGTACTTTTGAGCCTTTGTTGGATTTTTTAATAACTTCTATATTATTTTCAGGATATATATTATTTTTAGCAATATGGGGATTATGGGCTGTTGTTTCACTACCTATAAATAAATGTTATGCAACTTACAGAAAATTTTTCATTAGCAGAACTGACCAAGTCTCAAATGGCAACACGCCTAGGCTTTAATAATAAACCAAGTCAGCAAGAGATATTATCTTTAAAAAAATTATGTGAAAACGTTTTACAACCTATTCGTAATCGTTTTGAAAAACCAGTAATTATATCTTCAGGTTTTAGATCAGCTCAACTCAATAAAGCTATTGGCTCATCGAGTAAATCGCAACATTGTAAAGGTGAGGCTGCTGATATTGAAATATATGGAGTTGATAACAAACAACTAGCTCAATGGATAAATAACAACACCAAATATGATCAGTTAATTTTAGAGTTTTATAAAGAGTCTGATCCACAAAGTGGATGGGTGCATGTATCGTATACTGATAAATGTAGAAAACAATTTTTAAAAGCTTACAGAGATACTGACGGAAAGACGAGGTATATACCATGGCAATAGGAAGATCACAAATGAAAAAACAAATAACAGATGGTTCACAAAAACGTAAGTTTGCGAAGACTAGAAATAAGAAAAGAAAGGTGTTAGTATAAGTTATGACAAAATTATGTGCTAGAGGCAAAGCTGCCGCAAAAAAAAAATTCAAGGTATACCCAAGTGCTTATGCAAATGCATATGCATCGAAAATCTGTGCAGGTAAAGTAAAAGATCCGAGCGGTGTAAAACGTAAAGATTTTAAAGGACCTAAACCAGTTAAAAAAGGGGCAATGATAAAAGCAAGTGAGGGTAAACAAATTAAAGATGATTACTCTTTTCTAGATGATTTAAAAGACCCAAATAGAAGACGTGAGGCAATGGCTGGTTATCGTGGTAGAAAAATTAGAAAACAGGAACAAAAAAGAGGGCCAGTGACTTACAAAAAAGGGAAAGATACTGAAGAAATTTTATCATATCCAAATCCTTTTATAGACGTTTTACAAATGGAAAATGTTTATGGTAAAGACAAAGGAAAAAAACGTCTTAAATTTGGTAAAACTGATGCAGAAAAAGCATCAGAAAGTAGATTTAAAAAGGCAGAGGGTGGCTTTAACAAAGTAGGTAATCACGAGGTTATGGGTTCACCAATCTCAGTAGATGTTGATGATGATAATTTAATGAACTCTTCAGCTCAGGCATACTACAAAGATTTATTAAAATAATGGCCAAGAGTGGTTTAAAAAAATGGTTTTCCGAAAAATGGGTTGACATCGGTTCTAAAAAGAAAGGTGGAGGTCATAAAGAATGTGGTCGTAAAAGTGCAAGTGGTTCCAAACGAAAATACCCTAAATGTGTACCAGCTTCAAAAGCCTCAAGAATGACTGAATCTGAAAAGAAAAGTGCAGTTGCAAGAAAAAGATCAAAGGCGCAAGGAGTTGGTGGTAAACCTACTAATGTTAAAACATTTGCAAGCAAGGGGATGTTGATACAAACCTATTATAACGATATACTGTGACTATGAAAAAAGAACTTAAAAATTCAAAAAAAGCTGATCTAAACAAAGACGGGCAACTATCTGGTTATGAAAAAAAAAGAGGTATGGCTATTGAAGAGGCTATGGGAGCAAACCTTGGTAAATTTATTAAAGAAAAAAAGGCAGAAAAAAATTTTAAAAAAGAACTTAAAAAAGGTAAGGTAGATATTAAAGGGGACAAAGGTGGTAAAAAATTAAGCACTTATGTTATGGAAAAAAGAAACGAACCAAAAATACCTGAATTTTTACAAAGACAAAAAAACGCACCTGTAACAGGATTATCCAAAAATAAGAACCTTGCAAAAGTTTTAGGTAAAACTATGGGTGTCATTGGAATTCTTACACCAAGTGAGTTAGGCTCAGCAGAATTAAAAGACATGGAGAAAAAAAAATACGGAGGCCCTGTGGGCGTGAAAATGGCAAAGGGTGGCTTTAAAAAGAAAACACCAATTTATTAGGATGAATTATGGATAAAAAAGACAAACTTTTTTTTAAAACAAGAGATAAATTAAAACTTGAGGGTGACGCAAGAGACGATCCACACTTAAAAGATGGAGTTGAATATTTAGAAAGACATTCAGGTAAAACATCCAAAGAAATAGACAAAATGTCTTATAAAAAATTTAAAAAATTAATAAGAAAAGTGTTAGACCCTAAAGCAGGTTTGAAAAAAAGTGTTATAGGCGCAGCCCTTGCACCAACAGTAGCAGGATCTGCTGAATTAATAGACATTAAGAAAAAAAAATTTGGTGGGTTAGCAATTAAAGGTGTTAAAGATCCAAATAAAATACACAGAAGTTAGGATGAATTATGGCCACATCAGAAACAACTTCATTTGATCTCAATATTGATGATATCATTCAAGAAGCATACGAACGTTGTGCTGCAAGAACCAACAGTGGGTATGATTTAAAATCGGCAAGACGAAGTTTAAATATTCTTTTTTCAGAGTGGGGAAACCGCGGGGTGCACCTTTGGAAGGTAGCAAACCAAGAACAGCTACTGACAGCAGGGACAGCGACCTACACAGCACCGACAAATGCGAACGACATACTGGAAGCGTACGTAAGTACAACTACGGGTCAATCCACCACTACCAACGATGTTTCGCTGACAAAGATCAGTAGGAGTGAATATGCCGCTTTACCAAATAAAGGGTCAAAGGGACAACCTAGTCAATACTACGTTGATCGTTTAACAACACCTACGATTACATTATATCAAACACCTGATGCTGTAACTTATACATATTTAAAGTATTATTATTTAAAAAGAATTGAAGATTCTGGAGCATATACAAATACAGCAGATGTTGTGTTTAGGTTTATACCTTGTATGGTAGCGGGTTTGGCGTATTACTTGTCTATGAAGTATAATCCACAAGTAGTGCAACAGAATAAACTGATATACGAAGATGAGCTTTCACGAGCGCTAAATGAAGACGGTCAAAGAACATCTGTATATATAACGCCACAAACATATTATCCACAGGGGTTTTAGATGAAAAATTTTAGAATGAGAAAAATGAAAAATGGAGGTTATTTAACTGGGTTAGAAAAATACCCAAGTCTTCAAACAACTATTCAAAATTACAGAGACAGACTGAAAGATGATCAAGATTTACTTCAGAAATTCGATAAAACTGCTCAATCTCAAATGCAAGCTACAGCAAACATGCCTACTGCTGAAAGATCAGCGTACATTGCAGATATTCAAAAACAGTATGCAAAACCATCAGATGAACAATTTGCTACAATTAAAGAAGACTTACAAAGTGACAAAAGAATTGGATTAACCTATAGATATCCTGTAGATACAGAATCTTATGGCCCTACTCAAGGATATTACAGAAATTTATCAAAAGAACTTAGTGAAAAACAAAAAGATATTGATGCTCTGAAGGTAACTGAAACTTCTACTAAAAAAGTACCTGTTTACAGTTATTATGAGGGACGTAGTGGTCCCCCAGGACTGGCAGGAAGTCAACCTGGTGTGGCTCGAACCACAACAGAAATACCAAAAGGTGCTACTTATAGACCAGCTTCACAGTCAGGGTTTATGTCAAATCCTGCTGGTTATGTTGGTTCAGATGGTACAAGTTACAGACAGCAAGGAACTAAAAATGTTACTGTATCAAATACTCGTACTGCAAAAGCAGGAGATCCTGAATATGATAAAGCGCAAAGGGAGTTAGCAAGACTTCAGAAAAGACACGATTACAGAAATGTCTATTCATCTAACCAAGGTAATCAGTTAACAGGTCAAAACATTTATTCAAGTTTAGGAATAACTTCTCCCTCACCTCAACAAACAAGTGGGCCACTTAATCGTCCACAAACAGCCTTTGCTTCATTTATAAAACCTAAAACTTTAAATAAAGGTGGTGAAATAAAAGGTAGAGGAAAAGCGATAAGAGGTTTTAAATTTGGAGGAATTAAATAGTGGGTTATGCAAGAGGCAAATATGCGCAGGCAATTTCAGATCGCTCTGGTATGGCTTTTCCATATAATGAAATGGTCAAAGAATGGAATGGTTCTTTTGTTCACAAGTCTGAATTTGAAGCAAAACATCCTCAGATAAGAAGAAAACATATTAAGGCAGATGCAATAGCTTTAGCAAACGCTAGACCAAGAACGCCAGATAATACTGGTGACTTTGTTTTATATATTACAAACGGATTACTTACAAATCCTGGTATGAGACCAACTGATGGTCAAGGTATTTTAGGCACAGAACTTCAAAGCTACAATGCAACACTGTCACTTGGTAATGTAAGTATTGTAAATACAGAAACTATAACGACACTAACCACAACTGTTGCAAATGTAAGTGGCAGTAATTATTATTTTATTGATGGTGTTCAACAGAACACCTTATCCTTTACTAGAGGTCAAACTTATAAATTTGATCAATCGGCAGGCACAAATGATAATCACCCATTAAGACTTTCAACCACAAGCAATGGAACACATAGTGGTGGCTCACCATACACGACAGGAGTGACTACAAGTGGCGTTGCAGGTACGTCAGGAGCTTATACTCAAATTTCTGTAGCAGGTGATGCTCCAGACACTTTATATTATTATTGTTCTAATCACTCAGGTATGGGTGGACAAATAAATGTGAGTTAAATATGTCAATAAGCCATGCAAATTTTTTAACACAAGTACGTAACTACACAGAGGTTGATTCTAATGTTTTAACAGATAGTCTTTTAGATGAATTTATAAGACATGTTGAAATTGATATTGCAGGTAAAGTTGATTATGACGATTTAAGAAAGTATTCTACATCTAACACAATTACTTCACAAAGATATCTAACGATGCCCTCTGATTTAATTTATTTACGTTCAGTGCAAGTAACAAATTCAGGAGTAAGAACATTTTTAGAAAAAAGAGATACAAGTTTTATATCAGAGTACAATTCATCTGATTCAACAGGAGTTCCTAAATATTATGCTAATTGGGATGATCTTACTATTGTTTTAGCGCCCGTGCCAAATGCGGAGTATACAGTGCAAATTAATTATATAATAGACCCACCACACTTTGATGGATCTAATAATACTTACCTATCAACTTATCAAGAAGCTATGCTTTTGAATGGTGTTTTAACTGAATGTTTTAGATATCTTAAAGGACCAGCAGACCTATACAAAGTGTATTTAGATAAGTATAATGAAGATGTTCAAGCATTTGCCTTACAGCAAATGGGACAACGTAGAAGAGGACAGTATGAAGAAGGCGTTCCAAGATTGCCCATACAGTCACCTTCACCTTAATTTTATGGAGTAATAATATGGCTATAACAACAAGTGTACTAACAAACTCATTTAAGAAAGAGTTGCTTGAAGGAACACACAACTTCAAACAATCTGGAGGAAATAGTTTTAAGTTATCTTTATATACAAATTCCGCTACTCTAGGTAAATCCACAACAAGTTTTACAACTGATAACCAAGTATCAAATACTGGTCAATATGCAAGTGGTGGTGGAGCTTTAGTAAACGGAGGCACTTCAGTTGCTACTAATACTGCAATTGTTGATTTTGCAGATCGTTCTTTTACTGGAGTTACTTTGACGGCAAGAGGAGCTTTGATATATAATGATACCGCATCTGGGGATCCTGCTGTAGCTGTTCTGGATTTTGGTTCTGATAAGTCAGCTACCTCTGGAACATTTACAATTCAATTTCCTGCGTTTACAACATCTGCTGCCATTATAAGAATTAGTTAAGGTTAGATATGTCTAGCACTTGG